GTATAGCAGCTTTAAATTCTGGATATTCAATATTGGTTCTTGCAGTAAGTAAACACGAAGCTAGAAATGGCAAACTTGACGGGTCTAAAAAATTATTAGATTGGGCAATCAGCAGCCAAGCTCCTAAGCCAACATGGTATGGAGAAGGTTCAACGACTATCCTTAATGGAGTAGAATCAAATGATTCGAAGTGCAGTCCAACCATCTAGATGGTTGATGATATAGTCTGGTCCTCAATGAAAGTTGAGGCTGGTGTAGTTACCGGATTGAGCGTAATGAACTCAATTGAACACAAACGAAGTGAACTAAATAGTCAACTTTGGAATTCTACAACAGATGATAATTCACCGGCTCGCAAGCAAGCACGTGCTCAAAAGCGACGCTTGAATTACATTTCAAATGTTCTTATCATCGATGACCCCAAACACCCAGAAAATAATGGCCAAGTAAAATTGTTCCGTTATGGGAAGAAAATCTTCGATAAGATTATGGATAAGGCTCGTCCAACCTTTGAAGATGAAGACCCAATCAATGTCTTTGATTATTGGGAAGGAGCAAATTTTAACCTTCGTATGAAGACTGTTGAAGGTTATCCAAATTACGATTCTTCATCATTTTCCGCGCCATCTCCTATTGCTGATGAAGATGAAGAAATCTTGAAGATTGCAAATTCTCAATATAAGTTGTCTGAGTTCCTTGAACGCAAGAATTTTAAGACTTACGATGAATTGAAGACTAAGTTGAATTTGGTATTGAATAACACTGGTTATTCTGGTCCATCTGCCTCAGAAATTGCAGAAGATAACATTCCTTTCGAGAATGCCAAACCTATTCAGTCTAAACCAGCACCAAAGATTCCTGAGGTGACTGATGTAGATGACGATGATGTTATGGGTTTCTTTGAAAAGATTGCCAATGATGATTAAGTAAAATAAGGGAGCTTCGGCTCCCTTTTTTAGGCCATTAATCTAGATTTATAGAATGAATTAATTGAAACATCCTGGTTTCTTACAGGTATATTCATCATGTAATTTTTTGTTTGTTTCACGTTGGTTGATGGTGCTGCTATAACCGTGGTTGGAGCAGAAACTGGATTATTAGAAACATTTGTTAACTCTGAGGATTTTTCATATACAATATCTGCCGTTTTATTTGGTATAGGTTTAGTTTCCAATTGTTGAATTGGTGTTGATGGTTTTGCTTCAAGTTTATTATCTGATGCCAAGCCGGAAAATGGTTTATATGGTCCAAAAGTCCAATCACCAAATTTACCTAAATCCATACCAAATTTAGGTATTTCTATACCAACTAATAAGTCTTTTAGTTTACCTATACCTTCAAATAACCATTCAAATGGTTTATAAATCAAATCAACAAACTCTTTAAATAAATCTTGGAATGAGAAAGAGTCTAGAAATTTTTCAGCATCTTCAAACCCAAGTTTACCTAATAACCAAGAAATTCCGTCTTTAATTAAATCAAAGAAAGACATAAAGACTGAATTAATTAATCCGACAACAAATCCCTTAACTCCACCAAGAATTCCTTCTTCTTTAAAGCCTTCTATTGCCCCCATTATCCCATCAAATAGACCCATAACGATCATCAGTGGGTAAGCAATTTTACTTACTATTTTAGCAACAGCACCTACTAACTTAGTAAATAATGAAAATTTTGACATAATATTAGATAATATTCCACTAGTCAGAGTTTGACCAATGTTCTTTTTAGAAAATATTCCACTTAAAGATTTAACAGTATTGGTGATTTTAGAAATAACTTTACTAATCGGTGCTGAGTATTTTTTTATCTCACTCATAGATTCACTAATCGGTTTAAAGAATTTAGTCAGAGTTTGACCAATGTTCTTTATAGATTCAGGAATCATCCCAGATAATTTAGTAGAAAATTTAGCAAACCCGGCGGCAATATTCTTTTTAAATAATTCTAATACCTTATTGAAATATGTTGGGATAGTCTTTATTTTTGCAACTAATGGGTTAAATAACTTTCTAAATTCAAGAGCTTTAAATGTAGCTTTAATTATTTTTACTTGGGCTAATAACACGCCCAATAATGACCCCAAAGCTATAGCAATAGAAGTCCCAAGTAGTCCCAATTGGCTCTTTGGTTCTTCACTCCTTTTTTTAACTTCTTTTTCTTTCTTAGTATTTTCTTCAATTTGCTCAAGAAGTTTATTGGTTTTCTCATCTTGTTTCATCTGATCCATTTCTTTCTCAGATAAATCATTGGGTGCTGTTTTTGTTCCAGATTTTCCAGCTATTCTTTTCTTTATTTCATGTAATGTTTCTTTGATCTTCTTGATATTATCATTTAGTTCTTCTTGCTGTTTATTACGAATCTCTGATGTTTCTAGTGCTTTTTTCTGTACATCTTCAAGCCGGTCACCATCCGCATCAATTTGCCTAGTCTCATAAAGATTAGCAAGTTGAATAACCCTATCAAACTCCATAATCTTTTTGATAGATTCAAGATTCTTATTGGCTTGTAATTGTAAGTCAATAAGAGTTGAAAAATTCTTTTTTGATGTTGTAATAGCGACCATATTAGCCTCTTTGTTCTTTCTTTTGCTTTTCTTCTTCTAAATGCTGAATCAATAGTGCCACATATACTTCTCTTTCAAATGGTATCATGTCTTCTAAGTCACTCAATTTATATTGATGATATTGCATTAGGGCAAAATTCATCTTATAATAATTCATCAAATTTTCATGACTTAGACACACTAAAAAAAATTTTGAAGGCCCTCGATTGTTCGTTTATGTTCTTTAGCACAAACTGGGCACTTAAATTCTATGTCCTGAGTTAACTTTGGCATCGTAGTAAAGAATTCTTGTAATTTAACAAATTGGTCGGATGACAAATTATTAATAAATTCCATTAACTCTTCTTTGGTTAAATCGTATGCATACCAAATTTCTTCTGTATTAAAAATATAATCAATAGAGTCGGCAATAATAGCAAAAACTGAATCAATTTCAGCACTTTCTGATAATTCCAAACGTTTAACTATATCCAATGATGGATATTTCATAACCACACCAACATCATCAAATAATACAATCTTATTTGTGTGTTCTTTAGGTTTATTAACCTTTAACTTTTCCAAGTTAATGTTAATCTTTACTTTGGCCTTTTCATTATCATTCCCATGGTCTTCATCACATAACATATATAATTCTATAATTTCCCCCACAGATTTTGCTCTAATCTGAGTAAAGATATACTCGATATCAAAAATAGCCAGTTTATCCACATTTATTTCAGATTTAACACATGATTTAATTACATCTTTTAATGTGTTAATCATTACTTCAGTATTTTCTGATTGTTGGGCAATCAATAAGGACTTTTCATCTTTAACTAGGAATGGTCTGTATTGGATTTTTTCCCCAGTACTTGGAATTTCTAAAGTGTAAATTGGGCTATTATTTAATGGTAAAGACATATTATTTTCCTTTCGTCGCGTCATTAATTAATTTTTGCAAATCTGCGGTAGTGCCAACAAAGAATGCATTATTATTAGTTACAACCTTCTCTGGGCTATTAGACTTTTCTGGTTGTGGGGCATCGAGTCTTTGTTTCTTAGCATGAAGTTCTAACATTTGTTGGTTTATATCAGCTAGTTGTTTAACCAATGTACCAACAACTTCAAAAGCTTTTGGTTGTTCAGAACTTTTGGCAATCTCTAAAGCATATGTTAGTGCTTCTTGCCCTTGTTGTAATAACGAATGTAGATTATTTCTAGATTTTTCAAAATCATAATCAATTTTTTCATCATGTTTCTGAGTTTCTGGTAATATAACTTCTTGAGAAGTTGTTATAACCTCACCAACAATTGTATGTTCTATATCAAAAATCTCATTCAATTTTTCTTCATGTTTTAACATATTATTAAACTATTTCTCTTCCAAAACCAACAATTTGTTCTTCGATAGCTTCTCTACCGATTTTAACTTTACTATTTATTTCAGTATTTAATCTTGCTTGATATGAATTAAAATCAGTAAAATACTGATTGGGTATATTTAACGTTTGATTCTGTTCTGGTAATTCAGAATCAGAAATACCCATGGTTGCACTAGAACTTCTCCAATATTTGTAATTAATTGAAACTTGCAACTTAGCAACGTCTCTGGAAGCATAATCCATTGTAATAGGACTAATAGACTTTGGATAACATTCATAAAGAGTTACAGTGTAACGAGTAGCATCTGTTACATCCAATGCGCTGATAGTAATATCAGTTCTATAATCATCATAATATGATAAGCTCCTTGTTTCTGGGTCTTGAATATTCTGAATCCAATTATCAAAAAACAACTTAACTTGCATTGAATTATCTACAAAGAAATTCATTGAAACATTATCATAAAGCTTATCCCAAGGCATTTCGCGAATTTCACCAAATGTTCTTGATTGGGTAGTCTGAACGGTTAATCCAGGTAGCGTGGTAGAATCACAGTATAGAAGAAGTTTCCGCATATCGCCCTCATATATTTTCTTATTACGGAAAATATTGGGCACTGGCATCTCAACTTTAAAGCGAGATGTTCTCATCAACCCCTCAGTTCTTACCGTCGATAAAAATTGTTCTAGACTCATGGTCTTCTAATTTTCCTTTTGGATTCTTCCCATACTTGCAATTTATTAGACCCAACAAATGATTCTACGGGTAACATCATTGCCGTCGCCCAATGTTGAGCATCTACTTTTTTAAATGGACTTCTTACCTGAGAATTCAAATATCTTTTAACACACGGCTCTGCCGCTTTATATTTTGACATCCCCGAAATAGTACCCCAAGAATATTTGATTCTAGTTTTTTCATCCATATTTCTATTGGTAGCATAGAACATTAATCTATCCAATAATGGTACCCTTAAATGATATGGTAAATAATGTAAATTCAATCCTATAAAACCATCTTTGGTTTTCTCAAATGGGAATACCAACGGAAACCTATCCCAATACGGTAAAGTATCTTTATGTTTAGCATCATAGAAAAACATATACATATATCCAGGAATAATCCTACTTTGTGCACTTAAACTTTCAGAACGAATTACTTTATTGGGAGTTAAATGTTGTTGTTTTATTAATAGAACTTGTTGGTCAAACCACGAACGTGACTGTCTAGCAGCAGAATGCAGATTATATTTGTTTCTTTGGAAAATATCAGTTAAATTTTCAGCCATATTATTATTTATATCTAGAAGCATCAAATCAAAATATCCTTGTTACATTTTAGTTACAAAATAAATTTTACATTAATTCTGAATATTGGTACTATAGCTATATCAGGTCGGTCAAGTGATACTTGATTAATTAAACTTTCAAATCCTTCTCTGTAATTATCCTAAAGAACCAACCTCTATCCTTACAGTATTTTTCTGCATATTTCCATTTGGATTGATTCTTAATAAAGGTCATTGATTCATTCAAATATCTTTTGGTTTGTTTACCTTTGTATTTGGGTGGTTGAGTTTGTGCAAAGGGTTTAACTTCAACCAGATAGGTTTTGATTGAACCATCTTTAGATTTGACCTTAATTTTGAAATCCAAGAAATATCTATGAGGTTTATTGTCTGTTCCACAAATATATGGAACTACGGTTTCTTCCGATGACCAGCTTATTATTGCTGGATTATTATCACACCAGTTCATGAATTTTATTTCCCAAGAAGACCTTGCCCATACATCTTCATAATTACCTTCATACTTATGTTTATTTTTGGGGACGAATTTTACGGGTTTGGGGTATGACTTGGCCATGGTTCAAATAGATGGAATTTCCTTCGTGAAGTTATATAAATATTATATAATTTTACAAACATATTTATAAGACAATTATGGACCAATATGCCCCAACCTTTATGACTAACAGTAAAGGTGTTCCTGTAGATAGACCAGGTGAAGTATTAAAGGACCGAGCAGATATATATGGTTCTGCCAGACTGGGTGACGCCGAAAAATATTCAGTAAAGAATCTAATGTACCCAAATGATTTAATGGGTGCAACTGGTGGTGCTCAGAATCAATATTCTGGTAGTTATGTTATGTTCTATTTGAATGTAATGGAAGATTCTAAACTTCTTAAAGACCCTAATAATTTTACTATGCCTGATGCAGAAGTTGTTAGAGGCAAGCAGGGTGAATCTGTTGGTAGAAATTATTCAACTAGAGATGTTGCTATTGGTACTGCCGGTCTTGGTGCATTTGGGGGTCTTGGTGGTGGAACAATAGTATCCAGTATAACTAGAGGTGGGTTGGTTGGGGCAGGAATAGGTGCCGGTGTTGGAGCAATCTCTGCTGGGGTGGTTGCAACGCAATCTCCGTCTTTTAGTAGACCACAAAAACGGTTAAGAGCGGCAATTGCGTTACATGTACCAAATCAATTAAATATTAGATATTCAGCCAATTGGTCAGAAGAAGAAACTGAATTAAGTTCTTTTGCTATTGAAGGTGCTGCCACTATTGGTAGAGCAGTTGATGCATATAGAAATGGAGCATCGATTGGAAGTATTATCGACCAAGAAAAAGAAAATGTATCCACGGCGGCAACATCCTTAGCGACAAAAATTACCCCAAATATAGTTCAAGGTCTTACTGGAATAACTTCCAACCCAAGAAAAGAACAATTTTTCCGAGGTGTTGATTTTAGAACGTTTGTATTTGATTATAGTTTTTTCCCAAGAAATGAACAAGAAGCTGAAAATGTAATGAACATAATCTATATGTTCAAGCTCCATATGCACCCGGAATTTAAGGGTAAAGATGTTGGTAATTTCTTATACTTATA